AGGCTTGTCGAACTTGCCGCAGATATGGCTTCCTTTAACAATGTGCCTATCGATGATGCCCTGCTTGCTTTGCGTTCTGGTCTATCTGGAGAAACCGAACCACTAAAGCGATTCGGTGTTGCGCTTAATGAGGCGGCACTAAAGAACAAAGCGCTTGAGATGGGGCTTATCTCGAACACTAAAGGAACTTTGCCGCAGGCGATTAAAACTCAGGCCGCATACGCACTGATTCTCGAACAAACCTCAATCCAGCAGGGAGATGTTGCGAGAACCAGCGATGGTGTTGCGTTCAAGATGAAGTCGTTTGGCGCACAAGTCGAGGACATTAAAAGCAAAATTGGTACTGCGCTGATTCCTATTTTCTCGGCGTTAATGTCATTTTTGAATGACAAGGTAATTCCGGTGTTCCAAGAGTTCGCAGACATTCTTGGCGAGGAAGGGCTTGGTGCGGCGTTCAGATATTTAGGTGGTCAGATAATTAATGCCATTGGTGGTTTCGGCGCATTTGGAAACACGATGCTCGTACTGGTTGGCGCATTTGTTACTTTGCGAACTGCTGTAATTGCATACAACGCCACTATTGCTGTGTTGAATGTTCTCAACGCTTTAGCCAAAGCAGGATTCTTAGGAACAACTGTTGGAGTCTGGGCGTTAAACGCCGCAATGATCGCTAACCCTATTGGTCTGGTTGTTGCGGGAATTGTCGCATTGATTGCTGTGATCGCAATTATCATCATCAAGTTTAAGGCTGTGCGTGACGCAATCGCAGATGCTTTCGGATGGTTAGGAAAACTATTCACAGGATTCAAAAAAACTGAGGAAGGCGCTGATGCGGCAGCAGGTGGAATCAATAGAGTCAATGCCGCATTTGAGGGTTTAACTAAAAAGCAACTAAAGACATATGACACCAATAGAAAGTTTTTTAGAGATCAAGAAACTGGTGCATCTGCTCTGCGTTTGGAGTTATTGAAAGGAAAAGACACGCTTGGTGGTTTTGCTAGTGCTACAGGTGGCGCAGGCAAAGCGACTGAAACTGCTAAAGAAAAACTAGAAAAATATATTGACGCTTTGAAGGGTATGAGTTCGGCCCAGAAGTCTGCTCGTGATGCAGATAAGTCTTTGTTGAAGTCTCGAACAAGTCTTGCTGATGCAACACTAAAACTTACTAATGCGCAGGCGTATTTCAATCAGGTAGTGGCTGGTTATGGTGCGAATAGCAAACAGGCAAAGGATCGCCAACTTGCTTTGAATAAAGCGCAGCGTGCTGTTGAGAGTTCTGGTTATGATGTTGAGAGTTCGGTGTTTGCTGTCACTAGGGCTGAACAAGAATTGGCTGCAGTTCGCCTTGACCCTGAATCCTCTGCACAGGCGATTCGTGAGGCAGAGATTTCTTTGGCTGAAGCAAAGTTGTCTGTAAAGAGTGCAACGGATTCACAGATTGAGGCAACTGATGCGCTTGCTGAAGCCGAAACATTATTGGATGAGGCGATCAACGGTGCGAAGGAAGGAAGCGATGCATACACCGAGGCGCTCGACAAACTTAATGACGCTAAGAAAGCGCAGGTTGATGCTACTGATGCGGTGACGGAAGCGATTGAACGCCAAACTGAAGCAACTGATCGTTTGCGTGAGGCAGAGGAAAAAGCACAAGCGGCACGAGTTGGTGTAAAGGGCGAGGATGCTACTGCGGCAGAAACAAAGGTTGGCGTGACTCCGCCTCCTGTAGCAACTGGCGGTTTGTTTGGTTCGTTTATGGAAGCGGTGCGTGGACTTCATCCGAACTCTCGTGCGCTGAAATCAAGTACGCCTGTTACACAAGCCAAAAAGGATTTCCCGAAACTTTATGCCGAATACAAGGCAAAAGGTCTGGCTATGGCTCAGGGTGGAATTATTACGAAGCCAACACAACTGCTTGCTGGTGAAGCGGGCGCAGAGGCAATTATTCCTTTAGACCGTTTGCAATCTGGGATGACTGTCAATGTGACAATCAATGCTGGTATGGGTACTGATCCTGCGAAACTTGGTGATGAGATAGTTGATGTACTCACCCGTTATCAGCGTAGAAACGGTGCGCTACCACTTAAGGTTTCCTGACTATGACAACAATGGCATGGGGAGAGAACATTGTTGTTCTCATGGAACTTGGTTTTGAGGTCAATGTTTTTACATTGGACTCTGCTGCTGAAGGTGTTTTGGATAGCGACTATCTTGGTGGCACTCTTGTTGGTGATGATGTTTCACAATATTGTCAAGAGATAAGTATTAGTCGTGGTCGTTCTGACCAGTTGCAGAACTTTAACGCTGGTACTTGCAGCGTGCGTTTGTTGAACCGTGATAGAAGGTTTGACCCAATCAACGAGGATTCACCTTACTGGAACAGCACAACAGGTAAATCTGGTGTTACCCCACGCCGAAAAGTAACCATCATTTCTGATGGGGTAAAACTGTTCACAGGGCGTATCACAGATATTGATGTTTCCTATGAGCCGAACAGACCCAATGCAACTAGTGAGAATAGTTATGTGACTATCACGGCATCAGATGACTTTGTGTTGTTGGCAAACACTTTCACTGAGGATGCGATTACTCCAACAGAGGAACTGTCGGGTACACGGCTGACATCAATTCTTGATTTGCCTGAAGTGAACTATCCTGCAACAAGAAACATTGATGCTGGAACAGCAGTGTTGGGTGGCGGTGCAACATTTGCGATTGGTTCAAATACGAATGTGCTTACCTATCTGCAGTCTGTTGCAACATCTGAACAAGGGTTTTTCTTTGTTGCTGCAAACGGTGATCTGACATTTACGGATCGCATCACAGCCTCGTTCGTTTCACCTTCAGCATATTTCTCTGATGCTGGTTCAAACATTCCTTACACCAGCCTGTCTGTTATGTACGGGCAAGAGTTCTTGTATAACAAGGTGGTATGTTCTATTGAGGGTGGAACAGAGCAGGTTGCTAATGATGTGACTTCACAAGCGAACTATGGTGTTTCTACTTTGAACCTGTCAGGGTTGCTGTTGGTGGACAATGCTGCAGCATTAACTTTGGCGCAGGATTTATTGGAAAACTATAAAGAACCTGAATATAGATTTGACAAACTGCAGACTATTTACAATCCGTTGAGTACGGGAAACCAGCAAACTTTGACAGGGCTGGAAGTGTCAGACATTGTGAGCATCACACGCTCATATCCAACAGGTACACCAGCAACAGTGACCAAGAACTACAGCATTGAATCAATCCGTCATACCATCAGCCCGTCAGATCACAAAGTGGAATACGGTCTTGCTGTGGCTGATCTGGTGTATGCCCTGATACTTGATGATGCAGTATTTGGTACGCTCTCAACCACGAACGCACTCGCATAGAGTGTTACACTAGGAGGCACTATGGCAGGCGCAGGCGCAAAACTCTTTGTAAGTGGTGATGTTCTCACTGCTGCACAAGTCAATACTTACCTAATGGATCAGAGCGTTATGCGCTTTGCTGATGCAGCAGCCCGTACAGCAGCCTTTGGTGGTGCTGGTGAGATAACACTTGCTGAGGGAATGGTTAGTTATTTGATGGACACCAACGCTATTTCTGTTTGGGATGGTAGTGCGTGGGTTGGTGTTGGTGGTGGTGCTGATATTCTACAAGTGCAAGTTTTCAGTTAAGGAGTAAGCGTGGCAACATTTACCAAAAACAAACTTTCAGGTTCAACTGATGGACTTCCGATCAAGGTGACTGGCACGAACACGGCTGCAGCCGTTACAGTTCATACTGCTGTTGCTGGTACGACTGCTGGAACTTTTGATGAGATTTGGATTTATGCAAACAACACTTCAACCAGTGCAGTCAAACTCACTATTGAGTATGGAACTGCTACGGCTGCTGACGGAAACATTGAATTAACTATTGCTGCTGAGGCTGGTTTGGTTCTTGTGATTGCTGGTTTGGTTTTGCAAAACAGTCGTGTTGTTAAGGCGTTCGCTGGTACGGCAGATGTTTTGTTGATCACTGGCTATGTCAATGCGATTACCGCATAGGCGGTAGTTTGTGACGCTTCGTTGGGATACACGCAACAGGGTTGGTTCGGCTGTTTCTGATTGGACTGCTAAACAATTCCTTGTTGAATATTTGATTGTCGCTGGTGGTGGTGGCGGTGGTTCAGAACTTGGTGGCGGTGGCGGTGCAGGTGGATTTTTGGTTGGTGCGCTACCTGTAACAACTGGAACTTCATACACAATTACTGTTGGTTCTGGTGGTGCAGGTTCAACTGTTTCTGGAGTTAAAGGCGTGAACGGCGCAAACTCTATTTTTTCTACAGTTACTGCTACTGGTGGTGGCGGTGGTGGAAGTCTAGGAAGTTTGAACGGTTCAACAGGCGGTTCGGGTGGTGGTGGTGGTTCATCAAACGGCAACGCTTCTGTTGGTGGTTCTGGCACATCTGGTCAGGGTTTTGCTGGTGGTAACGGAAGCGGTGCATCTGGAACATACCCAAATATCGCAAGCGGTGGTGGTGGTGGTTCAAGTGCAGTTGGTGCTAACGCAAGTGGTGGAACTGGTGGTGCAGGTGGCGCAGGAACAGCATCACTTATAACAGGTTCATCTGTCACTTACGCTGGCGGTGGCGGTGGTGGTGCTGGAACTACTGGTGGTGCTGGTGCTGCTACAGGTGGCAATGGTGGCAGTGGTGCTGGCTCAAACGCATCTTCGCCAAACTTCGGTTCTGGTGGTGGTGGTGGTGGCGGTACTGTTAGTGGTGGTTCTGGTAGTTCAGGGATTGTTGTTCTCCGTTACCCATCAAACAACGACATGGTTGCAACAGGTGGAACAGTTACTTATGTTGGTGGTTACACAATCCACAGTTTCACGGCTACAGGTAGTTCAACTTTGGTGGTCGCATGAGAGGGCAACGCACACGCCCATCAAGTTTGGTTGGTGCTTGGGTTGGCAACGGTTTGGTTTTGGATTCTGGTGCGTTTGAATCTATTGCTACAACAACTGTTGGTTCGGGTGGACAGTCCACAATTACTTTTAGCGATATCTCTCAAAAGTTTAAGCATTTGCAGTTGCGTTGTCTTGCTCGTGGTTCAACAGGAACACAAGATGCACAGTCAAACATGAGATTAAATGGTGACTCTGGAACAAACTATTCGTATCACAGAATCTATGGTGATGGTGCTTCATCAGGTACTGATGGTGCAGCAAATGCAACGGCTGCTATGGCTGGAATCAACGCTGGTGCTAGTAGTCTTGCAAATACTTTTGCTGTTGGTGTTGTGGATATTTTAGATTACGCAGATACCAATAAGTTCAAGACAGTTAGAACTCTTACTGGCTACGACCAAAATGGTCAAGGCGCAGTTTATTTGTGGTCTAATTCTTGGAGAAGCACATCTGCTGTAAGCAGTATCACTATTACTACTTCAGCAAACTTTAGCCAGTATTCGTCTTTTGCTTTATACGGGATTAGAGGATAGCCATGACAGCAACATACGAACCGATAGAAGCAAAAACTTTAGGTACTGCTACCGCATCAGTAACTTTTAGTTCCATTCCAGCAACATACACAGATTTAGTTTTAGTGTCACATGGAACTGAAAGCGCAAACCAATATGTTGCTATTAGGTTTAATGGTGACACGGCAAGCAACTATTCGCAAACACGACTTGGTGGTGATGGTTCTAGTGTATTTACTGATAGGCAATCATCACAAACATATGGTCGTTTAAGTATTGGTGACCCAACAAATAGGTACACAATTATTGTTTCTATTTTCAACTACGCCAATGCAACAACAAATAAAACATGGTTATCACGAACAAATATGACGGCAACTACTACTGGTGTTGTTTCTGGTTTGTGGAGAAAAACACCTGAAGCAATTACATCTATAACTATTCTTACCGTTACAGCAGACACTTTTTCTGTTGGAACAACATTTACTCTTTACGGTATTAAGGCTGAATAATGGCTAACACATACACACTCATTCAGTCGGTGGCAGTTGGTTCTGGTGGTGCAGCCAGCATTGAGTTTGGCTCAATCCCACAAACTTATACCGACTTGATTCTTGTCGGTTCATTACGCAGCACAAGCACCACATCAAATACAGGCAACTATGACCCTTTGGTTTATAGATTCAATGGTTCAACATCTGGATACACGGCAAGGTCGCTATATGCAAGCGGTACATCAGCAAGTACTGGTTCACTTACAACACTTACATCTACAAATGCTGGTGGCACTTGGGGTCGTATAAGCGATTCAGGAGTAAATAATTCTTTTTCAACGGCAAGCACTTTTAGTTCAATGAGTTTTTATATTCCAAATTATGCTGGTTCAAACAATAAGGTTTTTTCTCATGACTTTGTTCAAGAACAAAATCAAACCGTTAGTTATGTGGAGATGGACAGTGCCTTGTGGTCTAACACAGCAGCAATAACATCTTTGGCTTTAGCATTGTTGTATGGAAGTTTTGCACAGTATTCATCAGTATCCCTGTATGGGATTAAAAACAGTTAGGAAAATATAATGGCAACAAAACTAATCGTGGATTGTTCAACAGGTATCACAACAGAAGTTGAACTGACGGATGAGGAATTAGCACAGCGTGAAGTTGATGCTGCAGCATGGGCTGTTGAGCAGGCAGAGCGTGAAGCAGTAGCAGCAGCGAAGGCTGAAGCGAAAGCGTCAGCAGAAGCCAAACTTGAAGCATTGGGTTTGACTGCTGATGAGATTTCAGCACTTCTCTCATAGCAAGTGGCTGATCTTTCTACCTGTCGCACTGTTCGCATTATTTGCACCACAGCCTGCTGAAGCGTCACAGGTTGGTCTGTTGGTTCGTGGTTATCAGATAGATCAGATACCACCAACCAAATCAGATATTGCGTACCCCTTGTGCGGTAGCAGTGTTGAACCGTTTATCAATTCCACTTGGGATTATGAACAGAACTTGTTTGGTGATTGCGGTTGGGATTCCTTCATGCTGCATTACACAGGCTTCATACAAATCCCTGAGCATGACACGATTGAGTTTTGGGTTGCCTCAGATGATGGTGGTACAGTCAAGATTGGTTTAGAGGAGTTTGGTGTTTGGCAGGATCAGGGATGCAGCGCAACTGAGACAGGGCTGATTGATATAGATGCGGGAACTCAGGCCGTTGATGCGTGGTTCTATGAGAACGGTGGCGGCACTTGCTTTATGTTTGCGTGGAACATTGACGGGCGTGGTTGGGAAATAGTCCAGCCTGAGTTTTTTACAAATGAGCCTTTGACGCCTTCAACGACTTCCACGCTTGAAACGACAACCACAGAACCAAGTACCACGACAACGGAGATGCCAGCAAGCACCACAACAATAAGTTCATCTATTCCTCCATCAACCGTTGCAACAACCACAACGGAACAACCACAAACAACAACAACAATCCCAGAAACAACTTCATCTGTTCAGGTTACTGCCGCACCTGCGCCCGCTATCGAACCTGCGCCTCCCGCAACCGAGGCTTTACCGCCAGTCACCGAGCCTTCCCCGCCAGTAACGGAAGCCGCACCTCCCGAAACCGTTGCGCCCGTAATAACCGTGAACCTACCTCCAGAAACCTCTTTAGCGCCTGTTCTAAGCCTCCCTAACGCACCCGAAACAATAAACACGGTAGAGACACCCCCTGCTACTTTCCTGCCTCTAATAGAGCCTGATGAGCCTTTAACGCAGGAGGAGTTTGTTGAGGCGCTTTCGGCTTTGGCTGATTCGACTCCAGAGGAAGTGCAAGCGGTTGTAGAGCAGATTCTTGAAGCCGATTTGTCAAGTGATCAAGCCGAACAGTTAGTTGCCTCTGCTGAGGTACTTACAGTGATTACTGGCGAGCAGGCCCAAGAACTATTTGAGGAGATCGAACCTGCGCAACTCTCTGAGTCAATGGCAAGCGTTATCTCAGACGCTATGAACAATCCTGATGTTCCTAACGAAGTTAAGGAAGCATTTGAGGACACGCTAAACATTTTCGGCAATAACGGATTCAGTACTTATGTGCCGTTGGGTTCGAATGTGAATGTGGCGGTGCGGCGCACAATTATTGCAGGCACTACAATCCTTGTTGCTTTACCATCTCCTGCACCTGCGAGGCGTACATGAAAAAAATACATGAATACTTGATTGAGAACGCTTGGGTGTGGGCTGGAACGGGCTTGGTATTGCTTACTTTGTCTGGAACGACTTTGCGGCAGGCTTTATGGATTACCTGTTTGACCGTACTAGTACACTTTGTGGCAACCATGTTAAGGAAAGGTGACCAAGAATGAAAAAGGCTCAAGATGTCGCAGGAAGAATTATTGCGTTGTTTCTTACTAATGCGTTGGGTGTGATTACAGGTGCGAGCGTTATTGCGCCAGAGTTAGAGATTTGGAAGGCTGCAGCACTCGCTGGCGCAGTCTCCGTGTTCAAGGTTGTCGAGTCTTTGGCTCGTGCAAGCGTTGATGGGAAACTTACTGCTGACGAGATCGATGCGGCTTTTGGTGCTACACCTAAAAAGATTGCCGCCAAGAAGGTTGCTAAATGAAACGCCCGTACACCGGAAACAAGGATGGTGCCGCCGCAGGTGAGCATCCGCAACTAACAGCGTTGATGAAAGAGTTGTTCAAGGCTTACAGTCCTGCGCTCTGGAATAATGGCAGTTGGGGCGTTCGAAATATGCGTGGCAAAGAATCGTTAAGCGTTCACGCAACTGGTCGTGCCGCAGATGTTTCGTGGCGCAATATGGGTGACGGTAAGCGTGGTGTTGCTAAGGGTGGCCGCAAGCACGCTATGGAGGCTATGGATTATCTGGTCAAGCACGCTGACGCTTTAGGTATCGAAATGATTATTGATTATTTCCCCGCACCGCACGGGCGTGCCTCGAAGTGTGACCGTGATATGGCTTGGCAAAAGTACACGAAGGAGACTGTTCATGGCGCACCAAATGGGGATTGGTTTCATGTTGAAGTGGATGGCAAGAAGTCATCTGAACAGATTAAGGCTGTTTTCACGGAGAATCCGCCTGCGAAGGTAATCGTTGGTGCATAAGTGGATACGGGTTCTGCTGCCATAGTTGTTGCCTGTATTACGACACTTGGTGGCATTGTTGTTGGTTTCATGCAATCATTTAAGAAGGAGAGCAAGGAAGCCAGAAGAGAGAACCGTGAAGATCATGCTGTTGTGCAGATGCAACTGCGAATGATCTACAAGGGTCTCAACAAAGTGGATGACAAGTTAGAAGCACATATTCAAGATCACAGAGAAGGTGACTATGGGAAAACTGCTCAAGCAGATAGAGGCAACGCCAGTTAATGGCGGTGGGTTCAAATCAACCGTTGATCTGGCGATTCAATCAATGCAAGGAGAGGACAGAGAGGACTTGGTGTGCGCTTTGCGTAACCCAACAATCTCGGCGTCAGTCATCTCACAGGTACTTAAGGAAAATGGTTGCGATATTTCACGCACAGCGATCATTCGTTGGCGAAACAGGGAAGGTATCTGATGGGCTTAGGCGATCAAATCAATGAGGCGTTAGAGGTAGAGAGCAACGGGGAATTGTTGCGGCTAAGGAAACAGCGTGACACTTACGCCAACCAGAATGTTCGACTTCAAACGAAACTCGATGAGTTAGAGAAAGCGCTATCTGTTGTTGATCAGGTTGATGGGCTTTCCGTAAAGCCTCCGATTTGGCTTGCGCCTGCGAAACCTAAAACGCACGCAGCGACATTAGTTGTGATGCTTTCCGATACACACTTTGATGAGGTTGTTAATCCAGAGGAGATGGAAGGCTTAAACGCTTACAACCGTGAGATTGCGGTGATGCGTTTAGAGAGGTGGACACAGAATGTGATCAAACTTTCACGGCATTACCTTTCAGGCGTGTCCTATGACGGGGTTGTAGTGATTCTCGGTGGTGACATTTTCTCTGGCGATATCCACGAGGAACTTGCCCTGACTAACGAGGACACGATGATTGGCTCACTCCTTTTCTGGGCTGAACAAGTTTCTGCGGCAGTCGAACTACTCGCAACAGAGTTCAAAAAATGTCATGTGGTTTCGGTAGTCGGTAACCACGGCCGCACAACAAGGAAACCTCGAATGAAGCAACGAGTCAAAACAAACTTCGACTGGCTACTTGCCAAGATGGTTGAAAGAAGTTTCACAAAAGACAAACGGGTGACCTTCACCATTCCGGAATCAGCCGATGCTTTGATTGAGATTTACAATCACGGTCATTTGATTACACACGGCGATCAAGTTTCTGGCGGTGGCGGCATCGGTGGCATCTATCCGCCGATTATGCGGATGCGTGCGAGGAAGCATCAGCGCTATATGGTCACAGGAAAGTCGTTTCAAACTCTTTGGCTAGGTCACTGGCATCAATACATTTCGACACCTTCAATGGTCGTGAATGGTTCAATGAAAGGCTTTGATGAGTACGCCTTGTTGATGGGCTTTGGTTTCGAACAGCCTCAGCAGGCGTTGGCTATTGTCACACCTGAAAGAAATATCACTATTCAAGCGCCAGTGTTCTGTGCGGATAGGAAAAAAGAAGGTTGGTGAGTTATGGCAACATTCATAGAGATTGTTTGGCACGATGCGCACGCAGATACAAATACTTGGATTGAGAAAAGCGATATTGACACAAACCCTTGTGTAGTTGTTTCGTGCGGGATTTTGTTACCAGAAACAAAGCCTGATCACATTGTTCTTTCGCAATCGTTGAATAGTTACGAGCAATATGATTGTGTGCTTTCCGTTCCAGTTGCTATGGTTCAATCAATGCGTGTTCTTGGTAGTGGACAGGATGCAGTCGAACATTTAGCCTGACCGTGTTGCGGGGTGTTCTCCTTCTCCGCCTCGTGACACGGGTTGAGTATTCCTGCGGGCGATTTCCTTGGGGCTTTCAGTTCGCAGGGATGCTCCCCACCCCGAAACCTGCTATTCACGCCTAAAAAAGATTGTGGCAATCGGGCAGCGCCGCATCTTAGACTTGCTCTATCGGGGAAGTACCCCGAAAGACTCAAGGGAGGGTCAAGATGGAAGCAAGAGTTGTAGGAGGAATCGAGATCGAAGTGATCACGATTTCTGAATGGGACATAGTTTCATTAGAGCAAAAAGAAAAGAATGCAAGGAAGCACAATCGTGCAACACACGGTATTGAGCCTTGCCACCTTTGCGGGCAAACAATTAGTGACAAGTCACTTCCAACCGCATGGTATGTCCATATGTCCACGAGTTGCGAATTGCTACCAGTTGCTATCAAAATTATCGAAGGCTCACAGGGCTACTTCCCGATTGGCGCTTCATGCGCAAAGCGAATCCCAAGCGCATACAAAACAAAATTGGAAGGAATGAACTAATGAGTGAAGCAAAGTTCAAGCATCACCTGATTAGGAAGCACAATCAGACTGGTTCGAAAACAGTCAAGGTGTTCAAGTTCAGCGACTTCGTTGCCGCAAAAATAATGTGCGATGAGTTGAACGCAAGAGCCGCAGAAACAAATCCAGCGTTCCGCTTCGAAGTTGTCACACTGGAGGTGAAGTAATGAGCGCCGAAAAAGATTTTGTCATTCTTACAATTTCACCTACAGACAAACACCTCGTGTATCTCCGCAAGCATTACAAGGGAGGGTTCACAAAGGCTGGCAAGCGTCAGGCAGAGCGAATTGTTCGAACTCGCTACTCGTGGGAAGCCCGTGGCTTCAAAACTTACGAGGATGCCGCATCATTTGTTCGGGATGTTATGAACGAAGGATTTGGTTGGCGCTTCGAGTTGTCCATTGTCGAGAGAACACAAACGCTGGTCAAGTCATGAGCGCTACAAAGAAACTAAGCGCAGGTGTCTATCAAGTCGTTGGAACAGATTTCGCAATCAGGAACGACAGCCGCAACTGCTGGTGGGTTGCAAAGGTCATTGATGGTCTGGATAGTTACGAGCCTTCAGAAGTGTTCTTCATCGGAGGAACTCGAAGCGATGCGATCTGGTACGCAAAAGATTTACAGGAAAACTTATGATTCAAACTAAGACAACGAGTTGGGTGATCTGCGAAGGTCACACGATTACAAAAACTGTTACCGAAAACATCGGCGCATATACAACTCACCCATATAAGCACTCGGCTTGGGAAACCCACATCACCTGCACCTGCGGCTGGACTTCAGGGCACAATGCGAAACTTTCAAACAAGGTCATAACGGAAGTCCACAACGGGCTGTTCGGAATAGAGGCACAGTGAGCGCCTACACGATGCAGGTACACACCTCAACAAAGTTCGGTCAGTTGTTTAAGGACACCGTGACCTATGAGGCACCGAACCTTCGAGCCGCAGTTCAGAAGGCTCAACGATTTCCGTTCAGCGCATACGGATATAACAATGTCATACAAATCAAAATAATCAACGAAGGAGAAAAGAAATGAACGCAGTACAGATAGTGAAGGAAGCCATCGAGGAATACGGCAGGCCTGCTTGGGTGGCGAATGTTACCCAGTCGGTCAGAGAGCAGGTTGATAAGGAAACTTTGCGAAGCCTTCTCGAAGGTGCGAAGCAGTCTCCCGAATCTTTCAAGGTGAGCGACAAATACGATGCCCTGCTGGACTACGCCGCAGAGAATGTGTTTGAGGAAATCACGACTAAAAAGATGAAGGAACTCACAGGGCTAAGTGGACCAGCGATCAGGAGATGGTTAGAAGGTCACACGGATACTTTCCGCAAGATCAAGAACGGCACTTGGGAGATCAGGGATGCCGCCGCAGATCGCAAAGCAGACAAGGCGCTCTAACCCTGTAACACCCCTAAGTAACAATCAACGAAACAACTAACGAAAGAGAGAAGGAATGAAACTGATACCAAAACCAATACACGGAAGCCAAGAGTGGCTACTAACACGATGGAAGGATGAGAACGGGCAGTGCGTGTTTGGGGCTTCCGATATTCCAGCCCTAATGAACGCAAGCCCATACTCGAACAGGTCAGCGCTTTTAGCGGACAAACTTTCAGAGCCAGTTGTAAAACCAACCAATGCGGTATTCGAGCGAGGCAACCTGCTGGAGTCTCCGCTTCTCGTAAACGCTTCACGGGTTCTCGGCACCGAAATCATTACACCGAATGTCGTTTATCGTGACGGGCGTTTGTCAATCAGCCTTGACGGAGTAGATGACGAGAACTCCCCGAATGTAGTTGTTGAAGCAAAGACAACAACGAAATACTCGGTGAGCAGTTCTGATGATCTCCCTGCTGAATGGTTATGGCAAGGATGGGCGCAACAGGCGGTACTTCAAGTGCCTGTCTGGTTCTCCGTTCTTGATCGCCAGATGAACCTTTCAGTTGTTGAACTTCCCGACAATCCTGCGGCGATTGAAGCGCTCTCGATTGAAGCGGAGTTCTTTGGCAACATCGTTGATTCCGGTGATCTCTCTGAACTCGATGAAGCGGAGTTGCAAAACTTTTTCGCTGATGACATAGCCCGAATCTGGAAAGCCGAACCCACGAGCATTGAATTACCCTCCGATGCTTGGGATTGGATTAACCAGTTGGAGGAAGCACGGATGCTTTCGAAGCAGGGTGAGGAGTTGGAGAAAAAAGCGAAGGATGCTTTGGCGCAGATGCTTTTACAGAACGAGTTTGGCACGATTGATGGTCAGCAGGTTCTTTCGTGGAAGTCTCAAGCGGGTAGAGCCTCGTTGGACACGGTGCGGCTTAAAGCCGAACACCCTGAACTGGTAGAGGAATATCAGAAGCAGGGCGCTCCATTCCGTGTAATGCGAATCGTAAAAGCAAAAGCAAAATGAGCAAAGACAGATTGGCTGACATAGATGAGTGCGAGTATTGCGGCGCACCAGTTGATGATGATGGGGCTTTTCTAACCCCAACGCCAAACAACGGTCTAGTTTGTCAAACCTGTTTTGAAAACAAACCATGGAAATACTAAACAACAACAAGGAGAAAGAGAAAATGGAACAAGAACTAAACACGAAACTCTTGCGGGCGGTACTCGATGAGTACGCAACGCCAGACCCAAAGATTGTGGGAACAATTCCCCGTAACGGAATCAACCTTGCATATGTGAGCCACGCTGACATAACCAAAATCCTGATCGAGATTGACCCAAGTTGGAACTGGCAACCTGTCGCTTGGGATAACGGCAGACCAGCAATCACGGTTATGAACGACACCGCAACGATGTGGGCGAGCCTGACTCTGCTTGGCAAAACTCTTTTGGGAGTTGGTACCGCTAAAGCAAACAAGCCTGATCTCGACAAGGAACTGATCGGTGACTTCCTTCGTAACGCTGCGATGCGCTTTGGAATCTCATTGAGTCTCTGGTCTAAGCAGGATTGGTCTGATCAAACAACTGTTACGAGCCTGCCTAGAGTTCAGGCCCAAAGAGCAGAAGCCGCAGAGCCTTATGTTTCGAACCATCCTGCAAAGGGTGTTCCTTCGCCAAAGGTTGTAAAGGAATTCATCGATGACAATATGCCTTCGTTTGACGAGATAAAGGAAATCTTTGGGGCAACTGAGGTTACAAATATCCAACCACTTCGCCCTGTCGCTGGATTGTTAAGCGCCAAGCAAAAAGGGTTGATTGAGAAACTTGCGAAGGAAAAGAAATTTGATCTTGCGGGAACTCTTGCAACCGTGTTTAAGAAGTCGGCTATTACCGAACTGACCAGCAAGGAAGCGTCAGCGCTTATCAAGCAGTTGATGGAGTCAAAGTGAACATCCCTGTCGGTATAAATCAAGCCTATGCGTTGCTGGATATTCTCCACCACGCTAGGACAGTTGTTGCGCTTGACGGAACAGATCGATTGTCACTCGATCAGTTACGCAGGGCTGTAGCCGCATATGACTTGATGATGAAAGAAACCTATGAAGCGTGACCACTGGAGAGAGGATGCGCTTTGTTTGGACTATCCAACAACGATTTTCTTTCCAGCGAACACCCCATCTGAAACTCGCTTCGATCAAGCGAAAAGCATTTGCAAGCGTTGCACGGTTAAAAAACAATGCTTGAAACTTGCTATGAACTTGCAAGAGGATGATGACAGGTGGGGTGTATTCGGCGGGATGAATCCTATGGAGCGCCGAGTCTTGCGTGACCAAATCAAAAAAGGAATCAAAGATGCGCTGTAAATGCACATTGAAAAAAATATTGAACGAAACTATTTGTGAACAAGAGGATGATGATGAGTAGGGTTTTAAAGTCGAAGCAATTTCCGGCAGAGGAGTTGCTAAAAATGTTTTCGGATACAACGAGCATTTCAGCGATTGCGGAAGCGGTAGGTGCAGATTTCCATACCGTGTATAAGTGGAAGCACAAAAATATCCATATCAACCAGTGGTATGCGGACAAATATGCAATTCGTTTAGGGCTTCACCCTTCAGCGATTTGGAATGACTGGTTCAGTCTGGAGAGCATCTGATGTTCTATTTATTCGTTGGTGCTTTATCGGCTTGGCTCTCTGGCGTTCTTTCGGTTATTGCTTACGCCAACTTTGTGAAGTGGATGGACGAGCGTGACTGATGAACGCAAAGGTGAGTGTCAAGGGAATCAAGAGAAGTGCAATATTGAGGGCTGTCCGAAGTTCGGAACGCTTGGTGTTGCAGGTCGTGACGGGAAGCGCCGCATCAAGGGTTGTAATGACCCTGCGGCACGAGGGAAGCGTTCACGGAAAAAGGGTCTGAACAAACAACGGACTGCTCGAAAGCGTTTGGGTGTTGCACCTTCGCATAAGTTCGGTGACGGGAATGAGGAACGCTGGAACGATGCTTTGTTTGCCAACGAAGTGAAAGCGGGGAAGCAGATTCAGCCTGCGGTGAACGCTTGGGTGCGTATCGAAGCACAGGTGAAGTCCAACGAAGCCGATTTTGGTTCCCGTAGGAAGCCTGCGAGGGCTGTTCTAATGCCCGATGACTGGGGCAAGGAGGGTTTAGTAATGATGCGGCTCTCTGCGTGGGAGGAACTCGTTATGCCTGCTATGAAGGCATTTTACGAAGGCACCGATGAGTAAGCCTTTTGACCAGACTCTCTACGATGCAGATGATTCCGCAAAACACCTAGTCATTAAGTGGCTTCGATCAAGGAATGTCGTTGCGTTTGTTAATCCTGATGAGTACGGGATTGATCTGCTCGGCAGATATAAGGGAACGGATTATGCGTTTGAGGTAGAGGTCAAACACAACTGGCGAGGTTTCGATTTCCCTTATCAAACAATTCATTACTCTGCGAGGAAACGAAAGTTTGTTTTGCCTGACTACAAAACCTTTTTCGTAACGCTTAACCACGAAAGAACACGCCTGCTACTTCTTGGTCACAACGATTTTATGGCAGGCAAACTTGTAAGCAAGGACACAATTTATACAACTTCAGAATGGTTTGTGGAAATCCCGATTCACAGAGTTATATTCAGGGAGATTCTTGAGGAGGAATTATGACACCAGCGCAGATCGAAGGGATGATTGACCGCATTTGCGGCCTGTTCCCGACTACGCAGATAGGGCGCAACACGGTCAAGAACGCTTGGACAAAAGATGACTTCCTGCTTGACGCAACTGTAGAGGAAGCACGGCTTGTGACTGACTGGATAAAAGACAATTGCGAAAAGTTCCCTGCATCGCTTAAGGAAACAAAAAAGATTTTCAACCTCGTGCGCAGTAAAGGAAACAAAACAACAACGCTCGACTCGAAGGATTGCAATATTTGTTTCGGTAGCCTCTGGGATTCCGGTGAGCGCTATGAGAATGGGAAAAGAATCAGCGAACCATTTACAACTATTTACAGAGATCATATTTATTCGGTAGTCAAGCCTTGTCCGAATTGTCGAGGCGAGGATTGGGTGCCACCAAGTTCTAACTATTAAGCAAAAGACAATCGGCTAGTTCCACGACCTGCACCCTTCGCACGGTGTCTGGTAACACACGGAAAGCGTGGGTAGATCATCTATGTATTAGATGAGGCGCTGCGTAATAAAAAGAAATAGGGAGTTGGTGTGAGGCAAACCAACGGGGGCAATTAAATCTCTGTCTCTGTACGGGTAACAAACAAATATATATATCAACTTGAACAGTGGTATCCTTAAGACACACGCCGCATCAAGGCGAACTACCAGCGCAGATGTTGCGCCGAGACTCTCAAAGGAGAGCAAAGCATTAAACAAAAACAAACTTTAGTTCTATATCCATACCCAAAGTTAGAGGAGGCGAAAGTGATTCGAAGGTTTATGAAAAAAGTTTTAGCGTCAGTGTTTGCAATATCTGCTTTTCTTGGAGGTGTCGCTTATGCGAAGTCTGGTTCAGATCAAGAGGTTTCGCAAAGGAAGGTTGCCTATGTCGCTGATCGGCTTGTTCGTGATGCGGCGCTTCCAATTCCGGAATGGGTGAAATGCAAAGAGTATTTCGCAGAGTTAAACGCTGTTGGTTTCGAAGGCGCTGATTTGAAAAAAGCGGATTCAATAATGTTTCGTGAGTCACGCTGTTTGGCTCAGGCCCATAATCCTGATGACCCAACAACGATTAACGGGGTGAAAGGTTCTTTGGGTTTGTTCCAGATCAACTTGTTTTGGATCTCGGAAACAACCGCATATCCTGAGGGCTTTTTACAAACAGTTTTGAATAGGAACATCAAACCAAAACACTTATTCAATCCTGAGTTAAACATCGTTGCCGCCAAAGCAATTTTCGATTACAACCAGAGCCTCGGCGGGTGCGGCTGGACTGCTTGGCGGGGTTGCTAGTTTCTAGGCTTCTAACGGGGAACACCTGCCTATAAAGGCTTAAAAAAGGTTGTGGCAATCCGCCTTTCGGCATCCTAGATTTGACGCATCGGGGAGATACTCCGAGAAGGAACGACTCAAGGGAGGGTCTAAATGTCAAAGAGGGTTACTTGTAAGAGGTGCGGCAGAAACGATTTGGTTTGGCGGGAATCAAAGTCAGGCAAGTGGTACCTCACCTATGACGAGGGTGCAGCAATCTATGGTGAATCTGGTCGGCATATCAAGACCATTCATCCAGCGCACCAGTGCCTAGTCCGAGATGGTGAACTAACCGAAAAGCGTGCTGATCTGATTCTTCGTGGAACGATTACCACAACTGACGAGGAACTAGCAGAAGCACAAGCGATGGAGAACGCATTACTAGATGCCTTCGAGGCAAAGCACGGTTACAGACCAGAGTTTTGGTCATTCTAGGAGGCACTAATGGCTACGCACGATGAAAAAGCATATTTGCATTGTCGCATCAACCTCGTAATGGAGTTGTTGTTAGAGATTGTTAAAGAGATGGAAAAGTGGGAAACAGAAACAGATCAGACTCAGGGAGAATCAAATGACTAAGACAAATAAAGAAATAGCAGAAATACTAATAATGATGCGGAGGCTTTGGGATACAGCAGAGTCATTCGCTCTAGCAATCGGGATGAACGAAACTGATGCGGCAAAGTTCGCCGCAAAAGAGTTAGATCGAATCGTGGAACAATCGAAGGGAGAAACAAAATGAAAACAGTTATTGGAACAACCGTCAAGGAATTACGCCCTATGACGGAAGCAGAGATGAAAGAGGAAGGGTGGACTGATCACAGGAACGAAGTTCTCGTGATGGTTCTTTCTAATGGAATGAAACTTTACCCATCACGGGATTACGAAGGCAACGGTGGTGGTGTCTGGTTCGGAAAAGACAAAGATGGAGCGTTTGCACTATGAGCAAAATAATCGCAGGCAAAGAATGGGTGAAGGTTTATTTCGAGGAAGGGCAGAAGTATCGCATCACGGTACGGGCGCAGTTAATCCACCTTGAAGGAAACAGCAAGCCATATTTCAGTATCACTGGCGATATCGAAAGACTTGCCAAGAACGGCAGAAAGGTTTGGGAGTCTGGCGGATGTATTCACGAGGAAGTTCTGCGGCACTTCCCGCACCTGAAGCCTTTAGTGGATATCCACCTGTCAGATGATGACGGGGTGCCGATGCACGCTTATAGCAACGCAGGGTATTGGGCGGGCTTTACGAAGTATCAGGAAAGGAATCTGCCGCAACTCGCCAGTCACCTGCGGGTTAGCATCGAGGAAGCGGAGAATCTGATTCAGTTCATAGAGAACTTCTATGGAGAGTTTGATTCGATAACGACTCCCGACAGAGCGTGGGAGCATACCTGCGATGACGAAGGTCTAACCGATAAGTGGAAAAAGGAAGCAAACGAAGCCCTAGCAATACTCAGCCCAATCTTTCAGGAGGTAACTAAATGAGCGAGGAAGTCAAAAACAAGAGTTTCGAACACATCGAAATAATCACTACCCCAAACACCAAACTATTCGAGGTGCGGCTTATCGTGTCTATGGACACCTACGGGGATGATGACGAAACAGGAAGCGCCTTGGAGTGGCTCCATAACTTGCTTCATCTGGCGTCAGAAGGCGAGGACATTAAAGCGGGCGCTTCAGCCTTCATGATGTCGATGCTTTCGGTAGGAGAAACCCAAGTTCATATGTGCAAGATCGAGCAGGTACAGGGATGACCGATGTAACTGACCTTCAGGCCGCACTGATCTTGTTCGGCTCGCTTTATCTGTTCCTCTGCGGTTTCTATTTCGGCAAAATCTCTGGAAGGCAAAAGGAACAAGAGCGCCAATTCCGGATTACCAAAACAAATTATGACCTAGCAAACCACAGGCGTAGAGGAGGAAGTTCACCCCGCTAGGTATGCTGAAACTTCCCTGCGGTGGCTCGCCACTTGCCTATATTCTCACTCCCTTGAGCAGGCAACTACTTCGAAAGTAGCGCAGGGGATTTTTTGTGATATGAGGAGACTATGACAATCAAAGATATTGAAAGCGCCATCTACTTCTTGCGAAAGATCAGCGTGGGGCAGATGGAAGTGGACAGACTTGTTTCCACTGTGGAAGCATTAGAAGCAGAGTTGGAACGAAGGAGAAAGAAAAAATGAGCGAGGACATGAAAGCCGAACTACAACATTGGCAGGGTCGAACAGACGAAATGCAGGTTGCGTTAGATCGTGTGCGTGATGAGCGTGACATTTGGAAAACAACTTGCGAAACACAAACGATTTTGTTGAATAAACAAGAAAGCGAAATCAAGCAGTTGCGCTCGATGATCGAGCGTGTTCAGGTTGCTATGTCGCAAGGTCAAGAACTTTAGTGATTCAACTGCTATGTCATAAGTGCGATGTGCTTGTGTCTCGTGACGCAATCTATGTCTCTGGGTGTGGTTGTGACCCTGACGCCCCAACATGGGTTGCGATACAGCCGAACGGAAAACTAATCACAATGAGCCATTCTGAATACACGATAAAGGAAACAGCATGATCAACCCAGAACTCGAACACCTCGCAGTAGAGATCAATTCGCTAATCCCGCACCCACGAAATGTTCGCCAAGGTGATGTAGGCGCAATCTGTGAAAGCCTTAAAGCACACGGACAGTATCGCCCGATTGTGTTCCAGAAGGGAACAAACCTAATCATCGCAGGCAACCACACTTGGAAGGCGGCAAAGTCTCTTGGTTGGGCCCAAATTGCGGCAACCCCGTTTATCTGTTCCGATGACGAGGCGCTGCGAATCCTTCTTGCAGATAACAAAGCAAGTGATCTAGCGACATATGACAACGATCAACTGGAGGAACTGTTGCGTGAACTCGCTGAAACAGATAAGTCACTAGAGGGAACTTTGTTCGATGGTGACTATCTCGATCAACTAATCAACGACAACGACACGCCTCTGATCGAGGATTTCCCAAAGTTTGACGAGGGAATAAGCACAGAGCATAAATGCCCTAAGTGCGGCTACGAGTGGAGTGGCAAACAAAGTTAATCCCTATGAGCAAACCTGAATATCAGATACCGACAATTAAGAACATTGAAAAGATTAAAGGCACAAACGGATTAAATGTTGCGTCATTCTTTTCGGGTTGCGGCGGTTCGTGTTTAGGTTTCGAAATGGCTGGCTACAAAATCGTCAGCGCATCAGAGTTCGTAGAGGAAGCGCAGAACACTTATCGGTTGAACCATAAAGGAACGCCGATTGACACAAGAGACATTCGTGATGTTACCGCCAAAGATGTTTTCGAATTAGCAGGAACAGACCAGATCGATGTAATGGAAGGTTCACCACCGTGCGCTTCGTTCTCTACGGCAGGCAAAAGAGAAAAGGGTTGGGGTCAGGTCAATAGTTACTCTGACACGGAACAAAGATCAGATGACCTGTTCTTAGAGTTCGCAAGAGTTCTCTCTGATGTGCAACCGAAAGTCTTTGTTGCAGAGAATGTTAAAGGCTTAGTGATCGGCTCTGCGAAAGGATATTTCAAACTAATCCTTCAGAGACTTAAGAGATGCGGCTATCAGGTAGAGGCGAGAGTTCTTGACGCTTCATATCTTGGTGTACCGCAGGCAAGGCAGAGAGTTATCTTTGTTGGCGTTAGGAACGATTTGAATATGCCTCCCGTATTCCCGAAACCTTTTGCCTACCGTTACAACCTCTCTGAAGTAATCGGAAGCAACCCATCTTTTATAGATGAGGAGACAGGCAAAGACTTATCGTTTGAGAAGTATGCGATCTATAACGAATGGCTCAAACTTCATAACGGGCAATCATCAGATAAATACTTCCAACTCGTCAGACCGTTTAAGAATCGCCCTGTACCAACGCTTACTGCTGGAGGCGGGAATGTCGGCAGCGCTTCGATCACACACCCCGACTATCCGAGGAAGTTCAACCTGCAAGAACTGCGACTGCTCTCAGGCTTCCCTGCAGACTTCGCTCTCACCGGAACTTACGAACAAAGATATGAACGCATAGGCAGAGCAGTACCGCCTCTTATGATGAAAGCAATAGCCGAATCAATACAGGAAGGAATCTTCAATGGAAATCCCGACTGACTGGACATTTAAGAACAAGGGAGTTGCTAAAGCCTTTGACAACCATGTGCGGGAATCTCTCCCGTGGTACGACTTAGTTTCAGGCGCAGTAGCGCATACCGTTAGGCATTACCTCCCAGAGAACGGGCTGATGTATGACATAGGCGCTTCGACAGGGAACATAGGCAAACTCATAGACGAATCGCTAACCGCACGCAGGGTGAGCCTGATCTCGATTGAGAGCGCCGCAGAGATGGCAGAACACTTCGAGGCTCAAGGAGTCTTAGAGATCGCAGACTGTGTTACCTACGACTACAAACCCTTTGATGTAGCAACCATATTCCTTGTTCTAATGTTCCTAACTATCGAACAACGCCAGACTCTTATTGAAAGTCTGATGGACAAATGCCGTAAGGGTGGGGCAATAATAATCGTGGACAAGATAGAAACCAAAGCCAACTACATAGGAACTATCAACCGCAGGCTCACCCTCGCAGGAAAGGTAGCCACAGGTGTAAGCCCTGAGCAAATCATCGCTAAGGAACTATCACTTGCAGGAATACAAAGACCATTAAAGGAAACCGAACTACCAAAGAGCGCTGAACCATTCTTCAGGTTCGGAGAGTTCGCAGGATGGATAATCGAGAAGCACTAATGCCTATCAGCCAACCCTGCCTCAACTGTCGTGACCTAACCACTAACGGGTCACGATGCAAACAATGCGAAACCGTTTACAACCGACTACACCCGAAGCCCGCACGCCCGCACTACGCAGGCACATACAAGCGAAGGGCAAAGATAGTTAGAGAGACAGCAACCAACTGTTGGATATGCGGCGAAGGAAGCCGAGGAACATCAGACCCATGGACAGCAGACCACCTCATACCAGCAGACCCGAACTCACCTCTAGCCGCAGCACACCGCTCATGTAACTCCAGACGCCAAAACAAGCCCATCAACCCCAACTAAAGCCCTGCCACACGCATTAGGAAGCCATTAGAGCGTGTAAAACACCCAACAAGCCCTAACCCACCCCACACACCCCACACCCACCCCCGTACACCCATTTTTTCTAAATAGCAGTCACGATCTAC